CCCTCCCGCATATAAAGTATATTCAGGAAAAGTACATATTGGTTTTGCTACACACTATAAATCGACCATGAATGGAAAGACATTTATTGCATTCCCAAAGCATTTCATGAAGGAAGAAAATTTGACAATAGGGATAGACCAAAAACAGGGAGAGAAAACCACGACAAAATTCTACACTATTTTTAGAGAAAAGGTAAAGGTTTCAGGATTTTATGATTTGGCTGTTCTGAAGTATGATGAACTGAAGAAGAACATGAAGCAGGTAACCGTAGGACAACAAACTATGGACTTTACGCCACACATCACTGTTGAAAGGAATGGGAAATGGATGTATGCAGTCTCCACCACAAAGTTTAATCCAAATGGACAAACCAAAGAGGATGGGGAAGCAATATACAATTGCCCTACACAGCCGGGAGATTGTGGCTTGCCTGTGATATTTGAGCATTGCGCCTATGGACTACACGTCGGAACTGAAGGTGATTACAATGGAAATCTATTTTTGAAGTTCACGCCACGGGTGTTGGTTGAGATCTTTTCGTTAGAAGGGGTCTTATGACTCCTTCAGACGGAAGAGGTTAGTTACTCAGCCTCGCCATGCGACGATCGGGCAAAAAAGTACGAATGGTTAGAAAATGTATGCTTCATGGCATGCTACAAACAAATTTTGAGTGAAAATCCTATTGAATATGGGGATAAAGGGGACCCCATTTTCGCTCAGTTTACTAATACAAAAACGGTGGATACATCTTATGTGGAGAAGATGGCAACGCAGCGAGTCGTTAAATTAACTAGAAAGAATATAGATATATCTTTCTCAAAATGTGACCGACCTAAGACGAACCCTGATGACGATTTGGAAACTTATGTAGTAGATACTTTAGTGAAGGAGTATTTATATGGACAATTACATGTTCCAGTCTTAGGGCCCTTAGATGAAATGAGCTTCAATACGGGAACCTCACCCGGTAAAAAATGGAAAAAGAGGGGATACCCAAAGAAAAAAGACCTTTTGGATGATCCTAATTTCGAGGAAAAGGTTTGGAGTTTTGAAATACCTGTATGGGATGTGAATGGAAAAATAGAGATTCTACCATTAGAGGAAATCAAAGCCCATAAAGCACGCACAACATTTAACTGTCCCTGTGACTTCCTTACAATAGTCAAGATATTGTACGATAATCAAAAC